CAGGATCGCCATACATCACAGTCAGTGCCATTGGTGGTGCTAGGTGCAATGTGCGCTTTGACATAACAGTGATAGTCAATGCAGCTGACAATCAGGCAGCACTGGCCAACATTGAGACTTTAATATTCTCCGTTACTGATTTGTTATCAAATAACATCTCATTCCTTGGGGGATGGTCACAACCAACAGTCCAGCAAATCGGAAACGCCGACATGCTAATTAGCCAACTCAACATCGAGATGGTCACAACCAACTAGAAAGGCAAGTCATGCCAGCAACATACATAACTGGTCGGAATCTGACTTTGAGCATCAACTCGGTGTCATACGCAGACCAAGCAAGCACTGTAACCCTTGAGATGGAAAACAATCAACAAGTGTTAGAGGTCCTATCGGGTCGCGCTTACAAGACCGTAGATAAGACAGCCACATTGAATGTGGAGATGTACCTAGATGACAGCGCAAGTGCTGGCATCATTTCAGCTCTTTGGGATGCAGCTAGTGCATCACCTGACACTTCATTAAACTTTAGTTTTGATGTAAACGGTGACACATTTGCTGGCAAGGTATTCCCAGTATTCCCAACTGTTGGTGGCGCGGCCACTGACGTATTGACTACATCTCTCAGCTTTGTTGTTGAGGATGGATCAGTTACCCGAACATAATCCAGAGAACAGGGCAAACCTTATGAAATACAACATAACTACAAAACAGGGCAATAACTATATAGTGAGCGATGAGTCAGCCTGGCTGTGGGTCGAGATCGAGCGTGAACTCGGCTACACAGTCAGCCAGGCGGCTGAAAAGATGAGCCAAGGCTCGCTAGATGTAATCACTTGCATGTTGTTTAAGGCCGCCAAAGCCGCAGGCAATACCAAGTTACCAAATCAGCAAGCGTGGGTTATCAATGAGTTTGAGACCTTTGAGGTGGTCGAGGACAGCCCAAAAGAGAGTTAAGGGATGCACTCGTGCGGATAGCAGTATCCAGTGGCATACCTTTGGCAGATCTTATGACTTGGTCGCTCGCAGACATTAACACAGCAATCACGCTTATACGGGAAAGGAATGGACATGGCAGCTGATAGATCAACAGTCAAGATCCAGCCTGACTCAAGAGACTTGCGCAACCTTTACAAGGCATTCCGAGAGATGGATGAGGGATCTAAAAAGGCCCTTAAGGATGATGTGACAAGCATCAGTGCTTGGTCGGCAACAGAGTTGCAGAGCAGTTACACAATGAATCCTTACCCGGCACAGGCTCAAAAGGTCGCAGCGACAATCCGCGCCAATAAAGACAAGATTCCTAACGTCACTATTGGTGGCAGTAAAGGCCGATTTAGTGGCGGCGCGGTATCGGGTCAAGTGTTATTTGGATCTGAGTTTGGTGGCCCTGCACCATTTGCTAATGGCGGCCGCAGATTCCCTGAGCGATCAGACTCACAGGGGCGTGGCAATGTGGGTTATGGAATTTTTAAGAAATTAAAAGAAATCCAGCCAACTCTCACTGCTCGATGGAAACAAGCCGTTGAGCAACAAGTATTTAAGAAATGGGCAGATAATGGCTGACGTTAGAACACTCAAACTTAATCTGCTGGCTGATGTAGATCAATTTAATAGAAGCCTAAAGACTGCCGATGACAGCACTCAAACTTTTAGCCAGAAAATCGGCAAATACTCAAAGGCAATGGCCAAGTCATTTGCAATCGCTGGTGCAGCTGCTGGCGCGTATGCGATCAAGTTAGGCATAGACGCAGTTAAGGCAGCCGTTGAGGATGAGCAATCACAAAAGCAACTTGCCATTGCCTTAAAAAATACAACTAACGCAACCGATGCACAGATCAAGGCAACTGAGGATTACGTCAGTGCAACCCAAATTAGGTACGGCGTAAGCGATGTAAAACTACGCGAATCACTTGGCAACCTGTCCCGAGCCACTGGGGATGTAACCAAGGCACAACAACTTAACAACTTGGCATTAGACATAAGCGCGGCCACTGGGCGCGATTTGGCCACAGTCTCACTTACGCTTGCCAAAAGTTATGACGGAAATTTTGGGGCACTTAAAAAACTTGGCATTCCACTTGATGAGGCAATTCTCAAATCTAAAGATTTCAACGTAGTCCAGACAGAACTGGTAAAACTATTTGGCGGCGCGGCACAGGCTAACACTCAAACTTATGCTGGGCAGTTAGCAATTGTCACTGAGCGCGTTGGGGAACTTAAAGAGGGCATTGGTGTTTCATTATTGCCAGTGCTAGGGCTATTCCTAGAAAACTTAAACATGGCCGCTAAAGCTTTTGGCGGCGATGATCCACAAGGATTGACCGAACGAGCCAGAGAACTTGCAGGGGTCTATGACGGGCAAGGCGGTGGCGCATACAACCTTGGATTGGCTTTGGAAAATACGGCTGATGCGTTTGCAAAATTATTTGGAACAATTGTCACTGATGAGCCGGGAGCAACTACGGGATTGCAAACTTTTGCCGATGCCTTAAACAAAATTGCAGATGCTGTTAATAGAATCCAAGAGGCTTACGCTAAAGCCAAAGAAGCTTTATCATTTTTAGGTCCAGTTAATAATGCCATTAAGAATGTGCTTGGCCCTGCAGCATTTTTTGATCGAGTGACAAATCAAAACCCATTTCAAAGGCGTGCAGCCGGTGGCTCAGTCATGGGTGGCCAGGCTTACAGAGTCGGCGAGTTTGGCCCAGAGACATTTGTCCCAGCAGGCTCAGGCTCAATCAGACCTGGTGGCGGCGGCGGTAACACAGTCATAAACATAAACGGTGTTGTCGATGCCGAGTCAGCCAGGCGATCAATCGAGAAGCTGCTACAAGACAGCGCTAGGCGAACTGGGCCCATTAACCTAGTTGGCGCAAACCTGTGACCACTTACACGCCATTTCCATCAGTTACTTTTAATGGTGTGGCTTACGCCGATGACACTTTAAGCAGTATCTCGATCTCGATGGGCCGCCGCGACATTATGGAACAGCCACAACCGGGCTACGCAAGCATCAACCTGGTTACTGATGCAGACACACCACTGGCGATTGAGTTATCACAGCCAGTGCTCATCAAGATCAAAGACACAGCAGGCGTAGATCAAACAATCTTTGGCGGCACAGTTTCAGACATTGACATCTCACTGGCTCAGTATGGCTCAGTCGGATCTATTGCCCAATACTCCATCACAGTTGTTGGCCCATTGGCACAACTTAATCGCAGACTTGCTGGCGGCCTTAACTATGCCAAAGAATTTGACGGCACGCGGATCTTTAACATTCTGAGCGAGGTATTCCTGACAGCATGGGATGATTTAGCACCAACTCTTACTTGGGCAGAATTGCCAGCAACTGCCACATGGGACTCATTTGATGGTGTGGCCGAGGCCGTAGTGGCCAACCTTGTCACTGACATAGATCAGCCTGGACAATTTGAACTTGAACTGTACAACGATGGCGAAACAGATGCACTGAGCCTTGTGCAGATAGCAGCTCAGTCTGGTCGAGGTGTCTTGTATGAGGGCCCAACGGGCGAACTGTTTTATGACGATTATGTGAGCCGATCACTTGAGACAGCGTTGGCACTTACAGCTGACGACATTAACTCCAAAGGACTACGCACTGCCGCGCAATGGTCGGAAATTGTAAACGATGCCAGCGTGACTTATCGGGCAGGCACTGAGACTTTTGCCGATGGCACATCCATATTCTTGTATGGTCAGCAATCAGGCAGCCGGGCAACTGTTTTACACAATGCCGCCGATGCACTGCAACAGGCCGAGGACTTTGTGGCATCTCGGGCTTATCCAAGAATGTACCCCGAGACAATGAGCCTGCCACTGCACACACCAACAATGGGCAACGCCACCAGAAATGCGCTAATTGCCGCGCATGTGTCCACATTGATAACCACTAACGCACTGCCAGCAGTATTTGGGACAACTTTCCAAGGCTATGTTGAGGGCATTAACTGGCAGCTGACAAGATACACAGCCGATTTAACTTTGACACTTTCCACACAAACCGAAACCTACCCAAATTTAAACTGGTTCCAGATCCCTGTAACCACTACTTGGGCAAGTTATACTCCTATTACAGACGAATGGCAGGATCTATAAATGGCAACAGTAACCCCTAATTATTCATGGCCCGTTCCCACGAGCACAGATCTGGTCAAGGATGGCGCCACGGCGATCGAAGCCCTTGGCGATGCCATTGATGCAACAGTTTTTGGCTTGCCAAGTAGCGGATTTTCTTTAATCAAAACTCAAACAATCGGCACAACAGTTTCAAGCGTTGCCGTTACAAACGCATTTAGTACCACATACAACAACTACAAAATTCTTATTTCTGGCGGTGTTGCTTCGACTACTGCAAATATGACGTTAATACTTGGGGCAACCGTTACGGGCTACTATTCAGCACAGGTTAATAACACATTTGCAAATACATCAACAAATGCAGCAGGTGCGAATACAGCCAATTTTGGTTCTGTAACTAGAGGGACAACAGTTGCAGTTTCGGCAAACATTGAATTGGAAAGCCCATTTTTAACAGATGAAACAATAATTAGATATGCAAATATAGATGCTTCGACTTCTGGCAGTATGTCATGGGGCGCAGGCTTTTTGAACAATTCGACAAGTTACACAGATTTTACTATTGCACCGGCCTCAGGCACTTACACAGGCGGAACTATTTACGTTTACGGCTACAAGAAGGTTTAAGAATGGCAACCACAACAGCAAAACCACTAATCCAGATAGATGACGAAGTACGCCCAATGACTACCGAGGAACACACAGCCTACAAAGCACAACAGGCAGCCTGGGCAAAAGAGCAGGCCGAGATCGAGGCAAAAGTGGCAGCGCGTGAGAGCGCACTGGCAAAACTTGCAGCCCTTGGTTTATCAGCTGAGGAGATTGCCGCGCTATGAGCAAATTCCTAGCATGGTTTGCAAAGTCACCATTGGCGGCCTTTAGTCGAGTCTTAGCAGCTGGTGTATTGGG